TCTGGCAAGCAATCATCCAGTAGTAGATCAACTCAGATGAGGTATACTCGCCGGATCCGGATTCCCCACCCGTCTCGCGGATGGTGGTTGCGGTCATCGTGTCTGCCATATAGGCACTGATACGATCGACCTCAGATGGGGGAATCCTATCTAGGAGCGACGGGTCGTACTCTTCATCAGTGATCATACACTTGATGTAGAGGGCCATCTCCTCAGCGGTGACTTTGTCGTTACCTATGAGGTGTTTATGGGTGATTGACTCCCATTTTGACAGCGCGACCAGGTTGTGCTCCAGGTGCAGGATTCCGCCAGGCATGGAGACAAAGGTGCCTGTCTCCTCGTCGAACCCGTCGAGATCCGGGATAGAAACTATAAGCATTGCAGGCACCGAGGGCCCAGGAGTCTAGGTCTCTGAGCCCCCGGTGTGGTATATCAGCCTGCGAAGTGAACCTTGATCTCATCAGGCAGAAGGAGCTTGGGCTCGGTGGCCTGAGCTCCACCCTGACCGGCGTCGGAACCGAACAGCTTGGCCTCGAGGGCCTTCAGCTTGGTGGCGTCGACGTCGAGAGACGAGATGGTCAGCAGCGAGGTGGGCTTGGCGCCACTCACCGTGACAGGGGTGGTGGAAAGCTCCCAAGAGAAGGAGATCGCCTCGGGAGAGTCGTTGACGGTCTTGTACCCCTTCTCGGAGGGAGAGGCCTTGCAGCCGTAAAGGACGTGGAGCTTGTAGCCCTTGTCCTGACCAGCCACGTCGTCGCCGATCTTGGTCCGGTAGACGAGACCGAAAGCCAGTCGGTCCTGCTGACCGATCTTGACGCCCTTCGTCAGCGTGGCGGAACCGTCACACTGCTCGAACTCATCGGGATAGGTGTAGGCCTCAATTGTGGCCTTCAGCTTCTCGGCGGAGAGCATCGAGAGGTACAGAATGTTGTCGGCGTAAAGGTCGGTAGCCTCAGCGCCCTCGGGCTTCTCAGAGATGGCGGTGATACCATTCCAAGCAACGCCCTTGCCGTAGGTCTTCTGAGCCGGGTCGTACACATACAGTGCGCAGTGGTCGACACCAGTCTCAATACGGCGCTCACCGGTCTTATCCCAAGTGAGAGCTGCCATGTTAACTCCTAATAGTAGACGTCGAAGATGTCGTGATAGAGGTTGTCCGCTACGAGTCGAGACTCATGGCGGCTGAACAAAAGGTCCTCGATCTTCGTTCGTGTCGGGTCCTCGGGATGCCGGGCGATCAGAGTAACCTGGAACCGGTTTGCTTTGATATACTTGAGGTTGTCCGCATACATCGGATCACCCGGATGCCGCTCGTATACGATGCACGGATACGAGAGCTTAAGTGACGGGAGTGGTTGGTAATAGACCTTATCCGACCCGAGGATCTCTACCAGCTTCTCATGGAGAGCTAGGCGTCGGTCCATTATACACCCCCGTCAACTCGAGAACCAGACGGGGGAACTTCAGCTCCACATAGGAGATTTTCCAAAGTCCCCCCATCCAGCGAACGTATCTGAGATTCTGGATGTTGTCCGTTAAAAACCCGTCAGCGATAATACTGATCTGGTTACTGAGGTTGATACTCCCCAGAATCTCATCGCTGCTACCAAAGCGGCGTGCTTCCCGGAAGACGTCGCCATAGTACTGCTTCTCGACTATTTTGTCTTCCCAAATTCCCGGCTCGGTCTGGACCTGTGTAGCAAATCCTATCTCACCGAAGAATTTGGCCATCTATCACGGCTCCGCGACGACGTTACCAGCCTCGGTCTTCCGCTCAACGATGATGGCCGACTTCGGGTGAGTCAGCGCACCGGAGAGGCGGGTCTCCAGCAGGTAGTGGTACTGGTTGAAGCTAATGTCGAAGTCCTCAGCCGCGAAGAGCTGACCACCCTTGTCCGCACCAATGGTGTAATCGGACATATTGACGATGATACCGAGGGCGTCGACAGTGCCGTTCTTGGTGGAAGAGCGCTGCAGGCCCTTCATGAGCGGAACCTTGACGATCTTCGAGACGCCGACATAGTCAGCCAGCTCGGAGACGCTGCGGAACAGACGGTGGCCCATCTTGTCCTTGAGCAGAAGGATCTCGGTGACCA